CCTTCAGCCAATATAGTGTTAAAAAAATTCTTAAGTTTACCAAAATTTTCCATAATTAAACATTTATATATAAATATACATTTTTAAAGTAAAAGGTTTATTCATCAAGCATTTTATCGATATCATTTATCATCCCATTAATAGTTTCATTAATCTTAAAATTCTTATCAGAAATATTAACTCTCTCATTAACTATAGTATCTTTGTTTGGGTTGATTGAATTTAGTAACTTACCAAAATAGTTATCTTGGTGTTTCTTAACCTTTTTATTAAATCTTTGTTTGTTTTCTGTTATTAACTTTTCAGTTCTTTTTATTGATTCACCGAATCCACCTTCTTCACCACCAGCTTCTTCACCACCAGCTTCTTCACCACCAGTTTCTTCACCACCAGTTTCTTCACCACCAGCTCCACCTTCTTCACCGAATCCACCTTCTTCACCGAATCCACCTTCTTCATCACCTTCACCACCGAAGTCTAGACCGCCTCCGCCTCCACCTCCGAAGCCACCTCCGCCTCCGAATCCACCTCCAGATTCTTCACCTTCACCACCTTCTTCTGAGTTAGATGCACCCTCTTTAGCAGCTTCAATGTCACCATAAATTTTATCCACCTCATCAAATGTACCAGTATGCTTAATAACATTAGCGGTATTCTCCATTTCAGTGGCAGCTGCTTTTTCCATTCTTTGTTCAAGTAAGTTTTGTTTAATCTCATCGTCAGACCAACCAAGAATCTCCCTAGCAGCCCTTGTCATAGACATAACACCAAACCCATTACCAGCATCACTCACAGCATCTTTAAATAAAGTAACTTTAGCTTGTAATTGTTCAATCTTAAGCATTTCAGCTTGCGTTGATGGATTATTAAGTGTAAGTGTGAAATTATCTAATTCATCTTCAAAACCTAATAGGAATAAATGTAAGATTGCAATCTTATTTAATTCCATAATCATAGCTTGTTGAATTCTATTTACAGTTCTTGTAAATCTAACATCTTGTAATGCTAGGTTTTTACCCTCACCCATCGCATCATCAAACCCTAAGAAAGACTTAGGAACACGAAGTGCTGTGAATAGTTTTCTTTGTAAGTATTCAATATCCGCAATTTGGTCAAGATTTGAAGCACCTGGAAGTGTATCAATTGGATTTGGTGCATCTTCACTTCTTACTGGGATAAAGAAATCTTGGTCGTTAGCCATTTGATTATACTTTAAATCAATTTGACCAGTTTGTGGGTCAATAATTGGCATACGCTTAAACCTGTTAGCAATTTCATCGACATATTGTGGAACATCTTCATCATCAATGTTACCAACATAAATTTTATATACTCTTCTTTCTGGTGCTCTCGTTACCCTGTAAATAAGCATAGCATCTTCAGATAAAAGAAGTTGTTTCCAAATTCTTCTAGCTTTTTCTAATACAGAAGTACCGTATGGTAATTTCCTATCATCACCAAGAAGTCTAAAGTGTGCTATTTGCCATGAATTAAATTCAATGTCCCTACCTCTCCAATGAAATTTCACTGGTGGTGCTGCTTCTCTATCCTTACTAGCTAAACCATTAAATAAATCCCCTTCTCTTCTTTCAATTTCAAAGTTAGGTAATTGTCTGGCACCAAGAACTCCATTAGAATCATCAATATTAAGGAATACAAAGTTATCCCCATATTTACATGTGTTTCTAGTCCACATCGGTAGTGATGTATGGATATCAAGCCTATTAAAAAATAAATCTTCTAAGATAGTTTTAACTCTATCAGAATTAGAATAAACATTAAGCATTCTACCCTTATCATTAACAGTGGTAGATTCTTCCATCATAATATCAAGTGCGGCAGATATTTCTGGATAAAACTCCATACTCTCAAAATCACTGTAACTACCAATACGAGTAGTTTCATAATGAATCGATTGTTGAAAAAGCTCTCCATCAACCTTTCTCCACATCCCACCAATGTACTTATTTTGTTGTGCTTGTCTTTTAGCAGTTTCATATTCTTGTTTATTTTGTGTTTTTAATAAAACATCATTACCAATAGAATATCTATTAGTTTGGTTTTTAGGTACATTGATACCATCAGTTGTGAAGATAGTATTTAACCTTTGAAATATTGTCATTTTATTTTTAGCCATATTACTAATTTTTCTTAAGTATAATCAAATTTTTTAAAAATTAAATGGTTATTTTACATAATCACATTGCACATAAGCTTCACGTTCAGCTTGACCATTAATTAAAACAATCACATAAGAATATGTTGTTTTAAAATCATTACCTTGACTACCAATAGGTGCAATACAAAAATATTTTTTACCACCAGAAGTTTGATTTACCTTACTAGCGTTTTTCTTATTACTAGTGTCTGGACACCACTTATATAAGGTACCACCCTTTTGTGTACCATTTTTTCTAGTAAAACCCTTACCGCAATTACTCATAATTTTATTATTTTAATCCGCTTAACACCCATAAATAATCACCTCTTGGGTCTTGCATATTTTTTGATGTGTTTCTATCGAATTTAGGTTTCGGACTTGCTTTTTTACCTCTATTAGCTTGTGACACAAATCCACTGTTATAATTGTCACCATTTGTATTATTATTACCATCAGTTCCACCAACTTTCCAACTACTAAGCATGGCTTTACTTTGTTTTTCTAATTTTTCTAATTTCTTAAATGAATGTTCTAAAACCCATAATGGCATAGCAAAAGCCATAAGTAAATCATCATGATAACCATCCATGTGGTCAGCCTTACCATTCTTATAGATAAATGTTTTCATTTCAGATGTAGTCCTTCTAGACCTTATCTTAATACCATTACTTCTAATCATGAACTCTAAGTGCGCAATCATAGGTGTTCTTACACCATTAACATTAAATCCTGGTATTTTACTATCTTTACTATGGGAATCTAACTGACTCTTTTTACTATTAAGTACTTTACCTCTAGGTTCATCATAGTGTAAATATTTGTAATCCAACTCAATTAACTTTAATACAGTTGATACACCCATACCACCTGTAATATCTACTACAGTATAAGCTTTATATAAATTACCATATTCATAAACTAATTCAGCTAGTAAGTCTGGTTGAATTTTACCTTGATATTCCATAACTTGGTCCATTGTTGTGAAATCAATAATAACAATAGTTGAACTGTCTTCACCATCACCTCTAGCAACATCAACACCCATAATATATTGGTGACCCTCAACTGGTTTTTCCCAAATCCAGAATTCTTTTTCTCTACCGTCAACCCACGTTGGCTCTTTTACATTATTTTCTTCATGGAATACAATATCCTCATCTTGGATTACGTTACCACCAGACCCAAGGAAAGAAACGTCAAGCTCTTGTGCAATCTTTCTTGAGTTATTATTAAGGGTCATACACATATTTTCATACCATGTAGAAGTTGGTTTATACCCATCTTTAATTTTCTTCTCATAGTTATCAACTATAAATTCAACTTCCTTAATTTCTTCTACAACGTCACCAGCTTCATTTTTCTTAATCCATCTAAGGTCTTTATTATATCTAGGGTCCTCAAACCAACGCATCTCAACGATATTATAGTTGTTTTTACCCGTTTTAGATTGTTCGTATGTCTTATAATAAAGTGGGTCCATACCATTTGGTGTGGATATAAGCATTACCCTACCACCAGTAGCACATGATGACATAGCAGCAGCATAAACCGCATCACCATTGTCAATAAATGCTGCCTCATCGAAAACAAGGTAAGTAGGTGTATAACCCCTAAGTGCATCTTCAGAAGTAGCAACAGCAATGATTTGTGTTCCATTTGGTAACTCAATTTCTATCTTAGAGTTTGATATGAATATATCCCTCTTTTCATTCTCTTCAGAACCATAATAATCTGGTCCCCAAATCCATCTAGGTAATTGGGTTAAATAATCCTTAATACCTCTAACGAATTTTTGAGCTAATTTCAATTTATTCGCAATGACTAATATAGTTTCTGGGTTATCTGGGTCACAGAATCCAGCCTTAATAGCCATATAAGCTTGTGTAGTTGTAGAAATCCCCGCCTGTCTAGGCTTTGTTACCAAATTATAAGGATACTTCTCGTAAGCCCTTACAATCTGCTTTTGTCTAGGGAATAGTTTGAAAGGTACAAAACCACCTTGCGTTAAATCCTTTGTTTCCAAATAAGTTTCAATCGCATATATAGGGTCTTGAATACATTTCAAATACTCTTTCAATATTTCTTGTCCTGTAAGCATATTCTTTTATTTATAAATATGCTATAAAGGTTAAAAAAAGAAAAAAGCCGCTATATAGCGGCTTTTTAATAAATATATTTATTTTTATTATAATAATTCGTCAATATCAAATAAATCATCTCTACCTTTCATTGCTTGATTGTATTCATCTTCTTGAATTTCTCTCTTAGCCTCTGAAAGCATTTCGTTAATTTTAGATTTACCTAACTTAGTTCCAGCAATCATTTCTCTCATAACATGATTAAATTCATCTGGTGGTAATTGTACTAAATCAACGTATGCGTGATGTTTCATATTGAAATCTTCTGGTGGAATACAATCACAGAATTTTCTCCATAAACCTGGACCAAATCTCATGTCGTCTGGTTCAGCTTGAATAAAATCAGCCTTATTGATTACATATTCTGTTATATTTTCTTGTGTTGGTAAACCATGTCCACTCAATACCTCCATAATACCCTTACATAATTCATGTACTAGCACTGGAAATACCATAGCTTTAGCTTTAATTACTGGTTTTATACCTTCTTCATCCTCATTATAATC